TGACGGCATTCCTAATATCCTGTCTGAGGATAATTGCTTTGTTGTTGGTTCCAGACAAAAGCCGTTGACTCAAAAGAAGATGGATATCCTTGGTAATCTTGATGGTAAGTTTGACCATCCAAACTTCCGTAATTATATGCGTAATAAGCAACTCATCGACCTGACTCAAATCCCTGAGGCAATCAAGCTTCAAGTACTTGAAAGCTACGATGAACAAGCAAACAAGAAGAAGCCTAACCTATTGAACTACTTCATTGCTAATAGGCTTCGTAATCTAACTGAAAACATTGGAGACTTCGTGTAATAATGAAACTAGGTATTTCCGAAATCCTTAAGAAGGCATCTGATATGACTGATGATGCATCTAAGGTGAATTGGTTGAGACAAAATTCAAGCACTACATTACATATGATTCTTCGTGGTGCTTATGATCCTACGGTCAAGTGGTTATTGCCTGAAGGTGCACCTCCATATAAGGTAAATGATCTAGTTGACCAGCAACATAGATTGTTTACTGAAGCTAGGAAGCTGTATCTGTTTGTTGAAGGCGGCAATCCTTCCTTGAAGCAAATTCGTCGAGAGCAATTGTATGTTGAATTGCTTGAAGCTTTAGATCCAGAAGATGCTAAACTTCTTCTGTCTATTAAGGATAAGAAACTTCCTTATCCCGGTGTAACCCTTGATATTGTCAATCAATCATTCCCAGGACTAATTCCAAATGTCTAAAAGTAAGCCTAAGTCGTTCCGCCGCAACCAGTGGGACGATGATTATGATGATTATGGAACAGACTATCGCGGTAATAAGGAAAAGCGCCGCGAGAAGCGTATGAAGAATCTAATCCGTTCAAAGAACGTTGATCGAATTCTTGATATGGACGAAGACGAACAAGAATTCGATTATAAGAGATATTGATATGCCTTCATATACTTTTTTAAATAATGACACGGGTGAGACGTTCACAACTATAATGTCTATGACTGAAAGGGAAGAGTTTCTTTCAAAGAACCCTAATATTCAACAACAGATTGTCAGTGCTCCAGCTTTGGGAGATAGTATCAGGTTAGGAATGGTTAAACCACCTGATTCTTTTAGAGATGTGTTACGTGAAATAAAGAAGAAGACTTCCACAAGATTTACAAAGAGCACGGTAAACACTTTCGACTAAAGGAAATAAATGTCAGCTACAAATAAAAGACTCTCAAGAAAAGAGCGCAGAATTCAGAGACAGTTATCTAAAACTGAAACACGCCCTGAAGTTTCAGAGAAACTAAATTTTAGTTTGAAAAATATTGATCCGCTGACAGTCAATCAAGAACGATCATATGAAGCTTGGGAAAACCAGCAAAATCTATTGATGATCGGCACTGCTGGGACGGGTAAATCGTTTCTATCAGCATATCTTGGTATGCGTAGTATCTTTGAGGAAAAAGATCAGAACAAGCTTGTAATAGTTCGTTCGGTAGTTCCTACAAGAGATATGGGATTCCTACCCGGTTCCAATAAAGAAAAATCAAAAGTATATGAAGCGCCATATTATTCTATCTTTGCCGAGTTATTCGGTAGAGGTGATGCATATGAATATATGAAGAATAAAAATATGGTAGAGTTTATGACCACTTCATTCGTTCGTGGTATCACTATCAATAATTCTATAATACTTGTTGATGAATTCCAGAATATGACTCCTGGTGAACTACATTCTGTATTCACTAGGATAGGCAAGAACTGTAGAGTTATATTTGCTGGCGATATAAAACAGAACGATTTGAATGGTAAACGTGAAGAATCCGGTTTCAAGGACTTCTTTAAAGTTATTGACAGAATGAAAGATTTTGATACAATAGAGTTTACCAGGGATGATATTGTCCGTAGTTCTCTTGTAAAGCAATATATTATTGCCAGAGAAGACTTAGAGGATAAAGGTTATATTACACCATTATAAGGATACATTATGAGTTATAGGCTTGAATTGTATATTGCTAGGAGTGCGGCATTTATTTGCGCTCTTAGCGCTATCATTGGAATGCTTTTCGGTCAGTCATATGATTTTGTAGCTTGGAAGCTTATTGCTGCAGTAGGTTTTGGTTACGGATCATTTGCTTGGCGTAATTGTATTGAGATGCTAGAAGCAAATAGATAATGACCTGGGACAAATATTTTATGAGAATGGCCGATCTGGTTGCTTCAAAGTCTAAGGACAGAAGCACTCAGGTCGGCTGTGTTATTGTTGGACCTAATCACGAAGTTAGGTCAACAGGATATAACGGAATGTGTCGTGGCGTTGACGACGACATTGAGGATAGACACGAAAGACCTGAAAAGTATTTCTGGTTTGAACACGCCGAACGTAACGCAATCTATAATGCAGCAAGGAACGGAATCCGTATCGAGGATTGCACCGCATATGTGACTATGATTCCTTGTGCTGATTGTTGTAGAGGCTTAATCCAATCCGGTGTCAAGCGTATCCTTGTTAAGTCTGGACCTACATCTGGTCGTTGGGATGAAAGCTTTTATCGCAGTATGGATATGGCAAGAGAAGCAAATGTATTGGTGAAGATGGTATGATTACTGTAACGAGAACTAAAGAGTTCATTCATAACTTCATTGACGTTCCGGAGTGCCCTAGAGTTGTAATTGATGGGCAGCGATATTACGACACTCCGGTAGGTAAGTTTAAATCTGTAACAACTATTCTTGGCGAGAAACTTACAAACAAGTATATTCAGGAATGGAAGAACAGAGTTGGCGAAGAACAAGCATCAAAGGTATCCACACAAGCCGCAAAGCGTGGTACTGCTATCCATTCCCTTGCTGAATCTTATTTGATGAATGACAAGAACTGGAAGAGAGGCGCAATGCCTTTCAATCTAGAATTGTTTTCAAAGATCAGACCTATCCTTGACTTGAATGTCGGTTCGATCTACGGTATCGAGATCCCGTTGTATTCAGCAGAACTAAAAGCTGCTGGGACCTGCGACTTGCTTGCAGGATATAGGGGTATTAATTCAGTCATTGACTTCAAGACTTCTAAACGTATCAAGACTGAAAATGATATTGAAAGTTATTTCATTCAAGCAACATCATACAGTATTATGGCTGAGGAACTAACAAACCTGAGGTTCCCCCAAATAGTTATCATTATGGCTGTTGATCACGAGGATCCTATTGTCTTTGTAAAAGATCGTGAAGAATACGAAGACAGAACACGCAAACTTTTTTGTTGACTTATTCTAAAGTTGTAGTATAATGCAACTATAGGAGATATACAATGGCAAAGACCTTTACACGTGAAGAGCTAGAAGATATCTGGCTGAACAAGCCTCACGGTTACTTTCAATCTATGTTCAAGAAGTATAAGGGTAAGAAGAGATATCTTGTTACCATCAAAGCTTATAAGCACGTAGAGTTTGATTCTGAAACGTTTGAAGTTTGGGCAAAGAGCGCAAATGATGCTGTAAATCAAAATACTTATGACAAACAAGCTCTGATCAAGAGACGTAATGAAATTAATGCCTGGGCGGAAAATGTTGTCTTTAAGTATTCATGTAAGGAACTCTAATGAAACTCATTTTTTGTAATGAATGTAAAGATGTTGTCCAACTCAGATATAATATCAGATATTGTGAATGTGGTGAATCTGGCGGTCATTACGTTGATGACCTTAATGCAAAGATTTGGGGACCTTGTATCAAGATTGGATTCGCAAACGGATCATTTGGCGATGCTTTGTATTGGCAAAAAACACAAGGCGACTCTGATAAGATGATGCCGTATGGTTATGGCTACGTAACCAAGGGTCGCCCGTTTGATGCTTTCCTTATTCCGGAGAGCGCCGAGACAATGATTCGTGTAGAGAAACCAAAAGATGTTACCTAAAGATGTAAGAGCAGCATCAGATTGGTGCTTGTTTGAGGGTAGACAGGGAAGGTTTTATGAACTAGTAGCATTTGTTGTTACAGCCTTAGAAAAGACTCCACCTCACACTCTTGATGAAGATACTAGATTGGCTCTTGAAGAGTTACAAGATATGGTAAACCGATGAACGATTGTTATTGTGAAGATACTTGTGATCGTATGGACTGTAGAGAAAGAGGATGTATTGCATCTATGAGTGAAAATCCAAATAAGAACTTTCGAATTTTCATTAATAAGCCGGTTGAAGTTGAGCCTGCAACACTTGAAATCTTCATCAAAATTCGAGACGAATTCAGCTTCAAACTTGTAGATTCTTACGATAATATTATTGCTGATTCAGATGGTGATTACGTTCCTGCTTTTATGCCAGGCATGGATTCCGATTATCTTGATCTTAGAATTGACGTTAAGACAGGTCGTATTCTTAACTGGCGCAGTCAGGAAGATTTTATTCGTAAGCTTAGGCAGTATATTGATTCAAACGACTAAAAAAAGTTGTTGACTTTTACCTTTATATGTAGTATAATACGCTTGTAACCAACCAAACAGGAGACTGAATAAAATGCGTACCTTTACTAAAATGGCAGCACAAGGCGACTTTATCATCTTGCGGATCAACGAGATCCCTGAGAACGTCGAGGCTATCCAGCCTGAAAACGGCAAGATCGTTGTAGCACACAGCGAGACGGGACATAATCACGTTATGGAAATGACCGCCGTTAAGGCTTATAAGCCCGCTAACGTTAAGGAAGTC